TGTAAATAAGAAAAACGGCTCTGTATATTAACTGTCCTATACTCCATTCTGTACTATCTAAAATAACCATTCTGTCAAATAGAGAAGTAAAAATAGATTCTCCTATCAACCTTTTATGTTCATTTATTCTTGAAAAAATAACTCTGCTTGGATGTATTTCTGTCTTAACTGACTGATTGTAATATCCGTTATTAGAATAGTTTTTTACTTGAAGTTCTGTTACTTCTCCGTAATTCAATTTTAATTTAGAATTTTCAACTTTAATTTTTACTATTTCCGTCTTGTCAAATACACTTAATCCTTTTATCTGATATTTTTCTCCTAGTTCATCAGATGTTTCTTTTTCTTCATTATGAAAAACATTTAAATACATTACCGCATATCCAAACTTTCTAACTTTCTCCATAAACTCCATTATTTTTTCTAAATAATCAAGCTCATCAAGTTTATTCAGAAGATTTTTTGTATTCTCTATGTCTTCTGTTCCATCTGATTTTAGAACTGAAATTTTAAGCCCATTTTTTAGAACATCTTCAATCGGAGCGTTCAATATTATTTTTGCGAGGTCATTACTTCCAACTAAATTTTCTATTGTTTCATCATTTAAATATTTTTTAACAGGAGTTTGCCTGTTTAATATATCTTTTCCTGAACCTTTTGTGGAATTCCTTGCATTACTTGCAAATCCATTATGTTTCATTTTCTTTTTTTTACTCATGATTTCTCCTAAACTAATATATTATGTACTCCGCCAGTGCTATATTTTTCAAGAGCATAACGTAATGCATCCATTAAGTGGTTATAATTATCTGCAGCCTTATTTAACGTTATTCCGTTCTTTTCTTCCCAGACATAGTTTTTAAATTCCATTATTGTATTTGTGCATTTTGGATGCACATATATATCGAATTGCTGAATATACTGTATTCCTTGATTCACACTTCCTTTTCCTTTTGAACTCTGTTTTATTCGACTTATACCATAACTTCTAATTTCTTCTATTGATTTAGCTTCAGCACAATCGGCTGTAATCTCATCTTTTGAGTATCCCCTTGTTTTTATTTCTTCTGCTATTTCGTTATTTAATAGGCGTTTTTTATAAAACTCATCAAATATGAAAAGTCTTTTATTCTTCAAATCAACTATTACCGCTATAAATGCACTTGGATCATTTGTAAAACCAAAATCTAGTCCAAATGCCGCTTCTAAGGAAAAGTCACTTCTTAATAATTTTACAGGATCAAATTCCAGCACTTCCCAGTTGTTATATACAAGACCTTCTGCAATTCCCCATTCTCCTAATCCTGCAACTCTAAAACGATTAGGTCTTTTTATTTTCATTTCCTCAAATCTTTTAAGAGTTACTTCATCAAGAAATTCATTCATTGTATAGTCCGTAGTTATTGCATATATCAAATCATCTGTATATTCTCTGTCATAAGTGTCATTATAAAATCTTTTTCTTAGCCAGTGATCTTCAGACCATGGATTGAAGCTTAAAGTAATCTGATGGAATAAATGTGAAGGTAGTATACCCCTTATACTTTCTTCCAATGTTTCAAACATTTCCTGCTTTTCAATCTGAAAAGCTTCTTCTATCCAGACAAAATTTAAATATCCTTGTGCTACTGTAATTGATGTTAATTTTAACGGATCATCTAATCCGGCAAATAAAATCTGTTGCCCAGTTGGTAAATAAGTTAATGTATGTTCTCCTTTTGGAATCTTCCATAAATGGTTTACTTTTAATCTGTTAATTGCCCAAATCAAGTCTGCTCTGCAACTGTTTCTTAAAGTATTAAACACACGCCTTATGACAAGTAAATTACTTTCGGGATATTTCATAATTCTATAAATCATATTGATTGCTATAGTTTTACTTTTTTTGCTACCCCTTGAACCTTTAACAACTCTGTAAAAATGTTTATCATTCCAGAAAAAGTCATAATTTTTTCCGATAACATCTTTAATTTTTATCTGTGTCATCTATTATCACAACCTGTTCTTTTTCCTTAATCACTTGATTTTTATTTGCTTCAATATCAAGTTTTAGTTGCTGTAGTTCTTCGCTTGTCAATTGTGAATCTATTTCTAGTAATTCAAACGAAGTTAACAGTTTACCTGTCCTTATTAAATCATTTCCCATTGCCTTTAAATTGTCATAAGCTTTCTTTATATCATTTATTTTCTTTATATCATTTGTCCCTTTTACTTCTTTCAGAACATTTATTATAATATTTCGTTTGCTTATTTCTATATTTTTAAGCAATGTTTCCAAGTCGGGATAAACCTCTTCTACTATTTTATCTAAATATTTTTCTGTTCGTTCTAGCCTTAACTGTCTAGCATTTTTAGACTTTCTATAATAAGTTCTTTCCGATATGCCATATTCGGACATTATTTCTTGTTTGCTTTTTCCGTTTAAAATATCTTGTTGTATTTTAATTTCTTTTTCGATTGCACCTTTTTTCATTTTAGGTGCACTTTTCTTTTTAGGGGGTGCATTAGTTAAGGGTGCATTTATCTGTTTTTTTTTCCAGCCATCTCTTTTTTTCCAACTTTTGACTGTATTAATACTTTGATTGTACTTTCTACATAACTCTGTGATTCCTGCACCATTTTCATATTCTTTTCTTAACAGTTCTCGTAAGTCCTGCTTATCCATTTTTATATTCTTCCCAATTTACAGTTTTTCCATTTATCTTTATTTCTTCCTCTCCTGTAAATTTTAAATATCTTTCTATAATTACTTGCACCCACTTGGTTTCTAATTCCATTAAATACGCTTTCCTGTTTAGTTGTTCACAAGCTATCAACGTGCTTCCACTTCCTCCAAATAAATCTAATACCTTTTCATTTTCTCGACTGCTACTTTTTATTGCTCTTGCACACAATCCGACAGGCTTAGGTGTTGCATGTCCTCCTGTTTCTTCTCTGTCTTCTCCTGAAACTCTATTAAAATGCCAAACATTATTCATATTATCGTGAGTGTTATTAAAATATGCTCTTGTTTCATAAAAAGATTTTTTAATTTCTTCATATTCTCTTTTAATTTCTTCATATTCTCTTTTAAAAGCATCCACATTATTTTCAATAGCCCATTCTTGAAATTTTAAATATACGTCTTTTGTTGGTAAATTCCATTGGCTTTTGTCTGTCCAATGGTCTCTGCTTTTATCTGAATGTCCTGCGATTGTTTTCATTGTTGGAATGTCCCAACCACATTTGTTCCTTTGCTCCAATAAATAGTGTCTTATAGGCTCCCAACCTTCAAAATAATTGTCTGAATTAGTATTGAAGCCTTGAACACCTTTTATAACAAATAAACATTTTTCGTCGGCTATTGGGTACATTCTGAAATCTTCAGAGTTTTGTCCTTGACCACTTCCTTTGTCCCAAGTTATCAAATTTCTGAATGTTATTTCATTATTTTCAATTTTTGGCTTCAATAGATTAGAATAAATGTCCATTAAAGGTTCATCTATTCCCCAGCAGTACCAGCTACCGTTTTCGGTTAAATTTTCAAATGACAAAGGTATCCATTTTTTATTAAAATCAAGTAAATCATAAAAATTTAAATTGTCATTTGTAACTCCATCTTTTTCCTTTTTCATTCCGTATGGAGGATCTGTGAATACTAGATGTGCTTTTTCATTATTTAATAAAAGTTTTATTTGTTTTGAATCAGTGCTATCTCCGCACATTACTCTGTGTTTTCCTAATTCAATTAAATCTCCTGACTTTATTACTATGTTTTTTGGTTCTTCCAATTCGGCATCATCTTCTGCTACTTCTTGATTATCTCCTGCAGTTTCTTCAATCTCATCTTCCATTATTTCCTGTAGCTCTATTTCGTCAAATCCTAGCAACGATGTGTCAAAATCTACACTTTTAAGCTCTTCTATTTCCTGTTTTAACATTTCCATGTTGAAACCTGTATTCAATGTATACTGATTATCAGCTATCATATACGCTTTTTTATCTTCTTCTGTTAAATCTGTATGCCTTACTACTTGTACATCCCCATAACCTAGTTTTTTTAAAGCCATGTATCTTCCATGCCCTGCTAGGATCATATTATTTTCATCAACTACAATCGGACTTCTATATCCTATTTTCTTTATAGTTTCAGATAATTTTTCTATCTGCCAGTTAGGATGTTCTTTAGCATTATTCTCGTACATTTTTATTTTATCTATGCTAATCTTTTCTATTCTCATGTTCTCTCCTGTCTTTGAAAAAAGAAAAAGCGAACCTATTACGTATTGCTACGCAACAGATCCGCTTGGGATGCTCTGGATAAAATTATCCAATATATTCTTTTTTTTTTATTTCTCTAATATTATACCACTTTTATATATAGTACCAAAAATAATGGGCATAAATGGGGTTTATTTAGCTAATGCCCTTAGTAATATTATATCAGGAGCTATTGCCTTAGTATTCTTGTATATAGATATACATCGTTTAGCAAGAGACAAGATCGCCCAGAATATCTTTAATTAAATACACTGCATTTTATTCATCTATAAGGGGGAGTAAAGGTAAATAACCTATACTTCCCTTTTTATGTGAACAAAGAATAGTCGAAAAAAAAGGAAGAAGTATTTAAAATACTGCCGAAGATGTATCATTGAATAATAAAATGGAAAAAGATACTTTTTACTCTTGCACTTAAACTGTACTA